GGCAACGACCTTTCGGCTACCTTGGGTAAACTGTTATCTGCCATCTTAGTATATTTTATTAGTTTGCATACGTTAATTCCATGTTTATCTGCCCAAGGGCGAATGTAACGGGTGAAGCGTATCCGTGCTTATATTTCATTGTCACCACGTCACCAGCATTAAGGCTTAGGTCAACGGAAATCTGCGAGTTAATAAAACTGTCATAATTGGGGTACGTCTTTCGGTTGTACCCTGCCTGTACGGGTGTACCATTGACGCACACAATAGTCTCAAGGTCTAGGGCGTTGATTGAGCAAAGTGCGGAAGCCGTGTACTTAAACCTGTGCCAACCTTTCCGACAAGCCTCCAACTCTATGCCTGTTGTCTCGCTTGACACCTTGACACCGTTTGAACGTATTGTTGTCACCGAACATCCGCTAGTTATTGCAATGTTTGAATAAGAAGCACCGTTGTCTACCGTGAACTGCCCCGTGCCCATATAGGCTGAACCCGTTATCTTGCTGACGCTCTCACGGACAGTCTGCGTTTCTGTGGGGTATAGGCTTGCCGCATTGAAGACAACCGAATTGCTGTACTTGGCGTCCGCCGTGCCCGTGATAGCCGCATTGACCTGTGAATAGGAAATATTGACCTCGCCTGTAGTTGTGATATTCTTCCTCACCACCGAATGGTCAATCCATACCCTTGACACACCGTCAATATTAACGCCCGACTCGATGGTCGAATAGGATATTACCATCGTGCCCGAATCGTCCTCGTTGCAGTCCATAATATCACCGTCAATGATGCTTTCGATAATCGTTCCAAAGCACCGTTTGATGTCGCCCGACTTGCCAACACGGCAATCGGTCATAACAAACGTCTCCCCGGCACCCAAAGAGGCAACGGAGGCGTTGTCCTGTATCTCCCCGCCAATCTCACAACCAGTGATAACAACCGTATTGTTACCGTAACCGTTGCCAGTGATAGGGGACTCGTACATTAAGACGTTGTTGGAAAGTGTAAGGTTGGTATTGTTCGCTATCGCCCCCGCATAACCGTTGAACTGATTATCGCTGACAATACTGTTCTTGTTGTTGTAGATATACCGCTTGCCATTGTTGCGCATATAACTGAACGGCTCATTATTGTAGAACCGTGTCACCCTGTTGTCCTCCATGCCATACATTCCTGTCATGTCATCAAGACTAGGCCAGTCATTGTACCGTGCTTGGAAGTTGTCTATCTGTAGGGACACATCACCGAACTCATTACCGAACTCATCCCATTCCAGCCGTACGAAATTGGTGGCAAAATCGTAGTCTACGTTATGCTTGACAACGGTGTAAAATTCGGGATAGGTGTTCGGATCAAGCAGGTTCCAATTCGTTGTGTCAAGGCTATAGCCTGATGCCGTACCCCTTGCACCCGTGATGCTTGCGTACATCTTACCATAGTACCACACTATATCCTCAGCCGTGAACGTATCGCCAGCGTGTACCCAGCACCCCTTGAACTCAACAGGGTTGCCGTCAATCGTGTACGTGCCTGTAGTCCTATGGACAGGTACGGATAGTGTTGCGAACCCGTCAGAAAAGAACTCACTACCACTTGCCGCCGTCAAAAGGATTGAATGGTAGCCAGTAACCGTTATATCGGCAATATTGTATACCGTACCTGGTGACAACTCGCCAGCCGCCGCCAGTGCCTCGGCCCGTGCATAGGTCACGACAACATTATCCGTTGAGCCGCCTATATTGCGGGGTACAGACCATGTTCCATCATATTCCCTGAACCAAAGACCGTTACCAGTCGTACCGATAATCTGATAGTTGTTTATCGTCCACACAAAGCGGACGTAGCCCATGATGCTGTTCTTGTATCCCGACCCCGAACCCTCAGCTGTATAGAAGCCGTTGCCAGTCAAAGAACCAATGCTTGCGGCACTATTAAACGACCCAATCTTGAAGGTCGAAAAGTCAATATCTCCATCGGCAAGGTAGGTAGGGATAATGCCTCCATCGTTGGCCACGTTCTTGGTTATCTTTGAATCCAAGGCCGTCTGCAACCCGTAGATGTTCGCAATCTTAAGAATCAACTCGGACACCTTTTTGTTCTTTGACAAGCCTGTTCCCATGGCCGTGACAAACCGAACAAACATATCTTTCAGCACTTCGGGGTCTGTGCTTACCTCTTGTGGTATCAGGTTCTCTTTTATCATAGCACTAATAGTTTATCTGTTTCTGGACTTGGGAACACGGCCTCAATAAAATTCGCATTCTCATCAGTAATGAAGATATCCTCACCCAGGATGTTTTGCGTCTGCCTTCTGGTGGCGGGAATCATCTCAACGGTCAACTGTCTTGTGCCCCTCGATTCATTGACAACCTCCGTCATCTCACCACGCACATACTGCGTATAATCAACCAGTATAGTATCACAGGAAAGAAACCACATCAACTGTTCAATCATATCATCAGACAACCCCATCTTATCGCCTATGGTAAGGGTCAGCTTTGAATAGGGGTTGGAATTGATAACCGTTGGCTCATTCATCTGATTGAGGAACGTTTCGTATTCACCAGCGGGCTTAAGATAACCCCTCTCCCATGTGGCCTCCACACGGAAAGAAAACAGCGTAGACCATGAAAAATCACCAAAGACCGTCCCTAAATCGTTTGAGCTGTTCCATACGGATATCTGCATGGTGTCCGAAAATGTCCCTATCTCCACCATCCCCGAATCAGCCCACAATTCAGTACCGTTGTAAATCTTGAACACCACGCATCCACCAATGTAGTGAATATTCAAAGCATCCATTGCTGTCCTGATGGTCACGGCATCGGGGTAAGCATCCCAATAATATTTACCTGTCGAAAGGGTGGATTTGGTGAATGTGAAGGAAGTCAGGTAAAAGCCGAAAGATGAATAGACCTTCAAATAGAATGTTTCTGCAATGTCGTTATCGGAAAGAAGCTGAACCCTCCACGTATCCGATGAAGCCATCTTGCGAAGGTATCTAACATCAGACAACGGCTCAACCCATCGTAACGGGCTTATATGCGGGTACTCTATTGAACTGTTGTAAATCATTTAATTAGTCCTCTCCATTCCTGCTCCTTGCCAACTGTCAAAGGCAAAGATACATCATTTAAGTAAAAATCGTATGTTATTCCGTTTTTTTCATCTATAGACGTGAAATACTTGTGCCGCATGGCGTCAATAGCGGCTTTATTTGGCGTTTTTACGCACGTGCTTAACTCTATTGCCTCTGGACGGAATAAAGCCAAGGAAAGGGCTGAAACAAGCTCCGTGTTGGCTCCGTCACTCTCAGATATAGGGGCACCATCACCAACACTATAAGTCCCTGATGCCGTCCTGTCAGTGGAAACAAAACTCAAGACCTTGCTTCTCCTGTAAAGAGAAACGCCAATGTACCGCCCATTGGCAATAAGGAAGCGCATAGGGGTAAGGGGTATATTGAAAAGTGTTGATTCTGGCAGGTGGTCACGGTACAAAACGGTTGTGTTTGTGCCAACAAAAGGCTCAACGCAGAAAACAAAGACATCGTTATCTTGCTGCCTGGTCTTTGAACTCTCCAAGGCTTTCTCCCTCATGTACTGCTCAACGGTGTATGGGCTGCCCTTGAAGGGTGAAACCAAATCCAATGTCTTATCCTGCACGTCCGAACTAATGGAGAAGACGTTCTTACACAACGGCTCAAACTGCCCATTATCAATATCATCGTCCGTGTCCCATCCAACCTCAACACGGTTAAAGACGTGCTCCGTGTCGGCCTTGATTTTTACGCCATTGATAGGCACAACGTCCATTGCTTTGTGCCCGCTGTCGTAGAAAGCCGAAAGGTAATCAATCGTCACCGTTGTTCCGCTAATGTCATAGGTAGCACCATAGGCACACCTTAGGAACTGCATCACATCATCAAAGGAAACGCTTATCATCGCATTGGGTGCATTCTGCAGTGCCGACCCCGATGTTAGCACGGGTATCCAATAGTAGTTATCCCTGTACTTTGGCAGTTTGTATGTGAGCTTTGGCGTTATTCCTGTCATCTTATTGAGCAAAGAGGCTAAGACCGTTTCCATTGGCATGACCTTGACGGGGTGGTCGGTGAACTGTGAAACCTCGCTTGAAACAATTTTCATTACAGGCTTAACACCTTCGCATACCTGCCACGCCCTCTTTAACCCTTTTGCTCCAGCATACAGGCAGATAAAATCCCCTTCGGCAATGGCGGCACTACTAACACCACTTGGAAGTGGGATAGTTATACCATTGAGTGTCCAGACTGAACCATTATTCACGAACGTATATTCGGCGTAGTCTTGAAAGGTGAAAGAGGCTGACGGCACACGGCTAACGTGCGACCATGACATAAGCATTGTTACCTGTGCTATTGATGTGCCTGTGAATCGCCCATGCAAGAGATACAATCTGATGTTTCCGTCTGGCACGCCACCATCAAAGAGTACCTTTATATCACCCAGCGTAAAGGTTATTGATGCGGGGTTTGACTTCAACGCCCTTGCATAAAACCCTTGATGGTCGCTGAATATCCAGCTATCTGACCTTTCGGTCTGCGATTTTACCCCAGCAATTATCCTGTTTGAAGCAGACAATGATTCAAGCGGCAACTTATATTCCATTGCCGTTATCTGGTTTGACCTGTCTAGCGTCACCCCGCTATATTCCATCGTGAACGTTGAAGGAACGGGCAAATCATACTTAGTGCCCTTGTTTTTCTCCACCATGTCCTTGATGCTGTTCTCAATGAAACCAATACTCACCACCGACCCATCAATGGTGTAGGTCTGAAAGTCAGCTTGAAACTCCCAATAAGAAGCATCATACGTCCAGTCATTAGATAGAGTCTCAACACGTAGCGTAACGCTATTTCCAAGCCCATATGCGTGAGTAATATCGTCAGCAGCAACGCCCGTGCATCTGACCTCCGTTGTCACCTCTTGGTCAACGGCAAAATAGTCACGTGATAGCACCACCTCCAACTCTTTCCAGTTGATAGGGGTAAAGACTACAGATGGTTGGTCTGTAAATATCAGCGTGAACCTATTTCTTGGCGGTTGCAACATCTTTCAAGTGGTCTATCTTGGATCTCTTTTCGGGTTTGGAAAACTCATTCAGCACGTTGACGGTCATGTTAACCACTATCATGGAGGCAATAATAGCCAGCACATGAAGGATGTTTACCCCCATCAGTAATCCAACAATAACGCCAACGATGGTGTACGGCACGAAGGCCAAAAGGAAGTTTTTTAGTAGTTGTTTCATTGTCTGTATTGTCTACGTAAATCTGCTTGGTCAATCAATCGGGGCTTCTTGTTCGTCACGGCCACCAAGGTACGCAATTCATCCACAATTTCCTTGCTGTTGAAGATTGAATTGACAATTATTTTTCGCTCAATATCCCTAAGCGTTGGTAGGCGGTCTGCATCGGGGTAGACAGTCGTACCCTTGGGTAGGTTCATCAGCGTTGGGCTGTCTGGTGTCAGTGATAAGCCTCCAGAAGGGTAGAGAAGGACTTCCCTTCGCTTGGGCTTACCAAAAAGGGTTGCATCACCTACTAAGGCCGTGCCCGTCTGCTCCATGACACCACCCTCGGCAAAGGATGGTATGGTCTGTGCGGCTATCAAGGCGGTGTTTGCACCAGCAGAAACGGTTGCGGCTGTCTTTAGTGGCGCATAGGCGGCTATTGCGGCGGCGGGGGCTGCGGGTCCAAGGATAACGGCAAGGGCTGCGGCCAACTCGGCTTCAGCTAAGGTGTATGCAGCTATTGTTTGCCCGTACTTAACCCAAATACTAGCCAAGGCCAATCCCTGCTGCAGTAAGAAGGCGTTACGCTCACGCTTTGCCTGCTCTTCTTCTAATTGTGCCTGCTTCTTGTCGTACTCATCATTAATGCGTTCCTTCTCCTTTGTTATTGCTTCCTCTGTCATGGCCTCCTCATCAAGGCGATTTATACGCTCGTCACGCTCCTTATTAAGCCTTTCCGACTCTTCGTCCGTCCGCTTCCGCTGCGTGTCATTATAAGCGTCCACTATGCCCGTAACGGCATCCTTGATAGACGTTGCCATCTCTTTGTAGGCTTCTTTTGTCTTTTCGGTAACCATCCTTAGTGATGCAAGCATATATTCACGCTTCTCATCCTCTATCTGTCGTTCAGCCTCGGCCAAGTCCCTGTATAGCTGTTTCTCCTCGTCTGTACCTTTCTGTACTGCGGCCAACTGCTCGTCTATAAACCGAAGCTGTTCTTCCAGCCTCCGTTGGTTTTCCTCGTGATCAATGGCCAAGGCACTGAAATCATCGTCACGTTCAACACCGAAAGCCAATGCCACAACCTCCGTTGGCGTCAGCTTCTCGGCTTCAATCCGCTGCTTCTCGGCGAACTCTTTGATAAGCTGCAATTTTTCTTCATTGCTGACCTTCAACCTGTACACCTCATCTGCGTATCTATCCTCTTGGACTGACCTAAGGTTTTCCGACAATTCACGGGCTGAACCCAACAACTCCATATCGTATTTATCCTGTGCCTTCAACATTGTCACCGAATGGTTTTCACGCATCCGCAACAACTGGTCGTTCATTTCCTTTGTCAGCTTGACAACCGTGCCATCGGATAATGTTTGTTCGTAGATAAGCTTATCTTGACCACCTTTGTAGGCTTTCAGCAGGTTTGTAATCTTCTTTTCGTCTGACCGCAATTCCTCCTCGGCCTTCTTCTTGTCGGCTGCCAATTCAATGTCCAGTAACTCGGTCTTTACTTGGTGGTATTCACGTGCTGCATCTTCACGCTTTGAATAGTCATTCAAAACACCCTCGGCGGTGGTCTTGGATAGCTGTGTTTCCAGCTCAAACAACCGTCTTTCAACCTTTAGTCTGTTTGTTGTGTAGAAAAGGCTCTTTTCGTAGCGGTCACGCTCAACGGCGGTCATCTCTGACGTTGATTTAGCTGCCAATTCCTCGGCTTCACGGCCATTCTTTAGGCCGCTCTCAGACAATTCCGCATAGGACTCTTTGAGCAAATCTATATGCTTCTGTATCCGTGACCGTTCAATATCCTCCCACTCTTGCGCTTTCGCCTCACGTGCGCCCAATATCTCATCACCAGCATTCGCCATTGAACGGAAATACCTGCCATATTCGGGTATCTTAAACGGATTAAGGAAAGCATCGCCAATCAATTTGCCCAAAGCTTTGAAGCTGTAAGCCGTTTTTTGCCATCCAGTGACTGTTGTATTGGCTCTCTCGGCCTCTTTCTTCATCGCTGCGTCAACAGCCAGTTGTAGGGCTACGTTTGCCTCGGCTTGCAATTGCATGGCCTTCAGATAGGACGGTGTAAGCTTTGTGAACGCCTCCACTGCGTCTGCTGCCGAAGTCTGTTTGCCATAGAAAGCACCCAATTCCTTGTTGAACTCTGCCAAGAATGTCTTACCATCAATAAGGCCATCATTGTACAAGGCCATTGACGCATCTACCTTTGAAACACTTTCAAGCGTTGACTTGAACCCACTTGAACCGTCTTTTAGCGTTTTCAAGAAGTCCTTTGTAACCCTCTCGGCTTCTGTTGTCTTGTTTATAATCTTATCAATCCATTCGGTAAACTTCTTATTGTTCAGTAATACCAAAAGAGAGGAAAAGACAATCATTATTGTGTTTAGTGATAGGAGCGAGCGGGCGAAAATCTTTGCAGCACCAACCGTCCCTAGCATCTTGCCTGTTGTTGAATCAATAGAACGTGATAGGTTGCTGAACCCCTCGGCAAGCATCGGTAAGTTATTCGATATGGCCATGAACCCCACCCTTGCATCAATGGCAAAGTTGGGCAATTCACGCATGACCTGCGTTAACTGGAAGGTCTGTAAATAGGCGTTATTGGAGTTTTTAGCGGTGTGTCCTAACGCCCTCTCGTACTGCCCGACCCTCAACGTTCCATCATTGGTGGCAGCCTTCAGCCGTGCCATCTCTTCACGTAGCTCAAACGCCCGTTGCTGCATTGTTTTAAGCCTCGTAGACGCCTCAATCTGTGCTTGCGAGTATTTGTTCAACTGAATGACGTTAAGCCCATATTCGGCAGCCAAGGCGTTGTAGGAGCCAGCCTCTGATGTTTGTAGTTGAACCTGCAAGGCGGTGACCCTGTTTAATTCCTTCTTGGTAAGGTTTAAGGCGGCGATATTGGCAGCCTCGGACGTGGCGGCATTGTTGACCTGTGCGGACAACGTTACTTCTCTCTGTTGCAACGCTTGACGTTCCCTCATCGTGGCTATCCGCACCTGCTCCATCCGCGTAAGGTCTGTGATTGATTTTGAGTACTGTTCAACAACCCCCTGCGCACTCTTCAAAGACGTTGGGTCTAACCTAACGACAATCTTCTCAGCCTTCGTGGCCAAATCGTCCAAATCCTTGGCAATCTTTGCACGCTGTGCCTCCCAGTCTTTGGGAACTATGTTAGGAATTATCGGGGTTTCCATGCTTCAATGAGTTAACGTAATCAATGTAATTGGCCTGTGCGCCCCTGTATTCGGTTAATGAACTCTTGGCCGTGACAGGATAATACTTCGCAATCATAGATAATTCCCTGTAACAATCCCTCTTGGTAATCCTTGGCTTGTCCTTGAACGATGCCTGCAAGTCCCTTATCTGCCTCTGCGTGCCTTTAATCATGTCAGCACACAAGGCAACAGCACGTTCACGCTCGCCAGTAATGCCAAAGGAGGCCAAAACATCCATGCAAGCCTGTGAATCTCTCCTCTGTAGCACAATGTAGCAAAGGTGGAGCTTATAAACCCTCAGCACCAAAAAATCATGCTCCTCGTACAATGACTGCGTGTCCGAACGGGCAGGGTTAATCTTATCATCCTCCTGTCGTATCTTCAACCATGCCTTCATCCTCTGTCCATCCGTCAAGCCACCCAATGGCCGCAGATTGATGGGGTTGGACGTGATGATGTCGAAATAGACACCAACGGGGAGGTTATCGGGAGAGGATATCATGTACGCGTGTTTGTAGTCTGATAAACAAATGTTCTTCCGTGTAGAATTTCAAAGCCATCGGGGATAACCGTAAAAGTGCATCGCCATATTTACCCTCAAGCTTTCCAATGATTGGGCTTTGCGCATTGATAATCAGGCTGTCGTTGCCAACACTCGCAACAAGTGTATGGTAGAACAATGTGCCTGTGATGATAAGGTTGGGTGTTCCTGGTGGACGCCTTGTAAACAGGTCGTTGTGTGTACGCTGGAACATCGTGTCTTTCCAGTCTGAATACCGCTGTGCGGCCTCCCTTGACTTGAAATACGGGTCTTCCTGATAAGTGGGTCGAAGGGGGTTGCCGTCACCATCCAGACCTGCATAAAGCTGGTCTTTCATTAGCTCAAGCAACAACCCTTCATCCTCACTCATTAACGCCTCAATCTCCCTTATCAGGTTCAGGCTTTGCAGCCTTTGGCTTAGAAGGTGGAAAGCGTTCATCCTTGACTTGCATTAGAATATCTAAATCAGCTTCCGACAAGTGGGCGTGGTTCTTGCGGGTAAGACCTTTCAGCCCTTCGTCACTAATAGTGATACTCCCAGTAGTCAGCTTGACATGAACGGCTCCCATTAGGCAGGCGTTACATCAACGATATTACTTTCAAACCCGCCAGTAATACCATTACCAAAAGGTGTAGTCATAGACGCCAGAGCGGTGGGCGTATTCAGCGTCAGCTTGTGGGCTGCCGTGGTGAACGTGCCAGCAAGGGTGAACAGCTTGGTGGTGCTATTCCATGTGCAGGAGGTGATAGGCACATTGGCCCCTGTAGACACAAGGTTCAGCAGCCAAGCGAAATTCGGGGTGGACACCTGTTCCAAAGCTTCTTCGTACAGGTCACCAAGGATAGCACCAGAGGCGGCATCAATGGCGGCAACGGTGATTGCCGCGGTGGTGGCAGAAGCAATCTTCAGCTTTACATCATGGATACCGTGCAGGTTCTGGTGAAATTTGACTCCCGAACTGGTGGGGATAAATTCAACCTTATCAGACAGGAAAGCGTCCCTATCCTCAAAAGCAATCATGAACTGCTGAAAAGATTTAGTTGCACCGGCGGACGGTGACGGCTGCGAGGTGTAGACCCGGGCATCAAAGCCGTAATTCTTTCCATCTAACCCAACACGTGTCTGCAATGAATCATTCCCGTTAGCACCCATGTAGATAGGCCATACGGCGATACCTTTGTTGTGGGTGTACTTGTTCATGTTGGCCAACGTCTTTAGACCGAAGTCCGTCATGTTGACCGTCCAACGGATTTGCGACAGCGCAATATCCTCAATAGACCCGTAGGCCGATTCCAAGGTCGACACGTCACCAGTGTTGGAGGTGACATCGGCAACATGGAAGATGGGATACAGTCGGTTGGCTGGAAGGGCAGCGATAGCGTCCGCTTGCAGGGCAGCCATGAAGAGGGCTTCCGTTGCGTATTGGCTCATGTCGTAGCCCTTGCTACGTGCGGTAATAAAGAATCCAGACACCTTGTCCAGACCAAAGGCGCAGTTGCCTACACCCGTGTTGCCCCAAATGGTGGGGCAGATACTTCCTTGTACTAACATATTTCTCTGATTTTTACGTTTGTAAATACTATTGCATCAACCCCCTCGGGGAGCCTACTGCGTTCTTTTTCTGAATAAACAACCTCCGTCCGTGGAGCGAACGGCTCATCAACGGCAAATACATCACGGATAACATCAATAAGGATGTCTTTAAGGTTCAGAAGGATAGGATTGATAACGTTCAGACGTTTCTCCTCGACCCTCCATTCCTTTGAACTCTGCGTAGCTAGCACCATCTCTCGAATAGTGAATGTCTTACCTTCCTGTATAAGTCCGTTGGTGTTGATGAAAAGGAAAGGGTAGCAGTTTAGCTTTTGCTTCTCGAACTCCTTTATCATATCCAACCACTCGGACACATACGAGCAGTAGAAAGTCACATCCGTTGGCACATCAACGGCGATAAGACCTTTATCAGTCATAATAGCCTGCCCAAGCTCATCACTCAAAACCAATAGCTTTGAGAAACGCTCATTGAGCATCGGAACGACAAAGGTTTCAAAATCGCCTATCATAGCCCAAAATGGTTTAGATAATTGCCTAACGTCCTGCGTCCGTCAAAGGTCACAAACCGTGTCCAGCCGTCATAATTGAACTCCAATTCGCCCACCAGCTCATCGTGGTGTTCGGAAAGGTATTCCATCACAAGTATAATCTTGTCAATCATAGCATTCCATACGGGTATTGTGCGCTCCGCATTGGCAACGACAGTGCCCGAATCCCTCGTAGAAACAAACGTCCCCGAATCGTCAACGGAGGTAGACGCATCGTTCCACAGGTGGAAGAAAGTATAATCGGCAAGAAGCGAGTCCTTGGTGGTGCTGTTGACCATCAGCGCATCAACAGCACTCCAAGGCATCGTTCCTCTACCCGCAACATACGCATCCTTGAGGTCACCGAAGAGAAGTGTCAACATCTCATCCTCGTACATGGCAATGTACTGGTCAAGCTCAACACCCTGTGCGGTGGCAAGGCGGGCAGCAGTACCCGTGGCTGTCGATTTGTACGGCAGGCGGCGGGAGCCCCAGAAATATGTGCTGTCAATAATCATCTTAAAACCTTGTTAAACCGTATAGATACATCCTACTCTTCTGGGCTGCACTGTCGGCGGTGATAATAATGCGGTAATAGTTGTATGTCAAGTCCTGTAGCTCAAAGTATGCAGTCTTGTCACCACCGCCCGAATGGGCTATGGTATCAAGGGCTGTCCATCCGATTTGGTTGATGGAACCCGACAGGACGGCACTATAAGCGGGCGTCCCGCTCGCCTTTTTAGTAAACAACAACAGGTTCATCTTACCAACATAGTTGGAGGTGACCTTCATCACAAGGGTATCAGCCACGGAGGCCGTCAGGGTATCAGCAGCCGTACCCCATGCAGCAATATTGGCAGGGGTGGTGTATGTCTTCGTAGTTACACGTGCGGTAACACCAAAAGCCATGACGGCCATCAAAAGAATAAATAACTTTTTCATCTTATCACTTTTTAGATTGTTAAACTGCGGCGTCAATAGCGGCAACAGCCGTGTCGATGTCAGCCACAAGGATGATACCTGGTTTGTCGGTGTCCTCAACCAAACATTGATACCTGGCGAACAGGATAGCTGAATACAAGTCCTTCTCGGTGTCAAGACCAAACTGGCCGACCTTCAAATCCATGTTGCGCTTAGTCCAGATCTGGATCAACGCATCATCAGTAACCAACATTTCCGTTTCACCAATCTTGGAGCTGGTAATAAGCCTCAAGCCTCCGATAGACGGTGAACCGTCAACCAACTGTTGAACGATAGGTTGGCCGTTAGCATCTTTAGTCCTGCGGAACTTCGAAGCCGTTTTTGGGTGCAAACGGACAGTGTTCAGCTTGAACCCTGCCACCTCGGCTTGTACGCAGCAAGCATCCAACAAGTCCAACATGGTAGCCTTGGGGTATGCAGCACCATAGCCTTCATGGTCAAAAGCGGTAGCCTGCCCTTTGATGCCGTAGATATGCTGTGCGTTGGCACCACCATCAGCACCGTCACCAGAATAAATCTCGCCGTCAACGAAATAGTTAACCTTCCTCAACAGTTGGTCAACAAGACGTTGAGCGAATTGCGGCAGGTCTTCAAACGTTTCTGCACTCATCGGCAGCTTGGCGGAGACCTTAGCCATCAGACGGCTTTTCTCAATACCAGTAGCGGCATCATCAGTACCAGCGGCATTCCCTTCACCGACATAACCAGCGTGGGACGTGTAGGTGCCAGTGACCCATACAAGAACCGATTTCCCACCCTCGACAGTACCACCACCGATACCAGGGACACCAAGGAAGGCGTTAGGGGTTACAGGGGCGAATTTGGGGTCACCAACAACCTTAGAGCGGGTAACATAACCCGTGTAGTCGGTAGTCAGAACGGCATCCTTCAATTCAAAGTCAAAGCCTTGCTTCAACTTCCTAAGGTCTGCGGCAGACTTAATCTCCAACGAGCGGAGTTTTTCAGTCACCATCTCAACCAAAGACGAAGAGGATTTGACCTCGATTACATTCTTGGTGGCATCGTTAATCCTTTTCAATAGGTCGTTCTCCAAGGATTTCAACTCAACCATGCTAACTGTTTCCTTTGCCAACTCGGCCTTGATAGCCTCTTGGTTATCAGCCAACATCTTTTTGATGCCATCAGCATCCATACCCTTAGCCTCAATAGCAGCAGCCAGGTGTTCAAAGTTCTTCTTCTGTACATCGTTGTACGAAGTGGCGAACGCCAGGGCGTCGCCTTCCAGACCTTTGGTTTCAAGCTCAATAAACTTAAATTCCATAGTAGTTAATTTTAATTTGTGAATTTTAATTGTGAAAATATGCTCTGCTTCTGCGGCTTGAGTGACTCCTGCGGCTCAAGTGCTAAAGACTTCAACATCAATAGTGCAAATTTCTTCTGCTCGTTACGTTCAACAGCTATAACCTTGTCGAACTCATCGGATAATACATCAATCCTGTTAGCCCCTTTGACCTCATCAAGAAGAGCGAACTTGTTCTTTGCCAACGTGACCAGCGATACCTCCCACAGCTTGACCTCTGTCAGATATCGGATATCTTCCCCGTTATCGGAAGTGTTCATCTCGTACTTGATGGTCTGGTAGCCTATACTCATCTCTTTGAGTATCTTCTCACGAATTTTCGTCTTGATGTCCTCTTCGGCGTCCGATATCCTGGCCTTGATATACAAGCCCCGGGCGTCCTCTGACAGTTCGATAATCTTTCCTATCGGCGTATATATGTCGTGTTGATAACAGAACGCTATCCGATCTTTGTTTTCTTGCAAGGTCTTGGTGAATGCACCAGGCTTGATAACATCAGCACAACGCCAATAATCAGCGTCATCGGGTATGTTAAAGACGGCAGCGTATCCGCTCACAACCATGCCGTCAGACTCGTCAACGGCCTTAATCTCGAAATTCCTAAATGACAGATTATTCTTTTCCATCGCTTACCTCTTTAATGTCATAACCCAACTCCTTGTTGACGGTGATAGCCTCTATCTGATTAGCGTCCTTAAGCTTAAGCAGCCTTTCGGTCTTCATCATCTCGACTTCCTCCCTCACCTTCATATCGTCCTGCAAGACTTCAAGGTGGCTGAAATCACCCTCAAGCCTTAAGCCTTGCTTCTTTAACTCCATCTTGTATGCCAACTGCTCAAACTCGCCCCTCACCCAAGGGATAACCCTGTCTGTGTAAAGCTTCTTTTTGGCCTCCGCTTGGTTATCAAACGTTGACTTTCCGTCAAATATCTCCCTCGGAACGCCTAACAGGTCACAACACTTATCAAACTCGGCTTTCTCATTTTCCGTCAGCCTCAACTTCTCAATGTCAACAGTGACAGGCGTCCACTTGACTGGTGCCTCTAATAGTGCTATCTGCGACTGACCCCTAAGGGTTCCGTACAGCTTCTTTATACCAGACAGGATACCATTCTTTGTCTTCTCGTCTTTCAGCGTCAGTTGCGCACCCGTGATATCATTGCCAGGCTCTGGGCTGATAAAACCAGTCATGCCCCTGTGTTTGATTATCTGACCCCTCGACTCCTGTATGGCCATCAGGTTGCTGGCTGAATCCATCAGTGTCTGTACCTCTGACTTGCCCGACAGCCCGAAGCGGTAATCAACCCACATCAGGACTTCCATCGGCTGGAGGATGGTCATGCCCTCCCTGTTCTGATACTCAAAGTGGTGGATAATCTCATCTAATGAGAAGCGGGACGTAATGTCATTGACCCCATCATTGTACTCAACTACTCGGACGGACTCAGGCAAAAGGTTCCACAACGCCTTGCTGTCTACAAAATTATCCGTCCTGCCCTTCACGCCCCTAATAAATGAACGCCCGTACAGCTTCTGGAAGATAAGCCGCTGAGCCATCCAGTCACCAACGGTCTGAAGGGGGTTTGGGTTATTAAGCAAGTCAAGGATAGGATGCTCGAATAGTTCTATATCCTCGCCAGTCTTTGAAACTTTATACAGACGCACATTGACATTCCTCACGCAGTCTGCCATCGTGTCAATGATTGTACGAATATAGACACAACTCTCGTACAAGTCTTGGAGGCTGTTGAATTTCCACAGCGCCTGATTGTCAAACCCGAACACCCGTATATTATTCCTTAGCTTCGCTTGCGCTTCGGCAGGTAACAGGCTCAAGGTCGAAGAATCGACAACGATTGAAGTGCTAAGATTGTCCATCGACTGTATTTGATTTCACAAAGTAAAACTATTTCGTATGTTATTCAGCAGATTTAACAGCATTTAACATTAACGGAGGGATACCTCGTACTGGATGCTCATCCCAGCGGCATCGAAGAAATGGTCGAAGCCGTTCTTTTCGGGCTCGTTGGTGTTGATGCCGTTGACCATCTTATACCTGTAATTTTCCTGCTCCCGCTTGATATGCTCACGTCTAACAAGATACATCTTGTGACGCTTCATCAGGTCAATCCGCCATTCAACACAGCCGGTGAACTTCCTGCAATTCTCAAACTGGACGTTCAACCTATCAGCCCACGCCATGCCGTTAAGGTCGTCTTTGTTTTGCGGGCGGGCGGAATCACAGATGACCATCCACCTGTCAGGACGCTCCGCCTTTTTGGTCATGTAGTAGGCCTTGAAAATCTGATAGAACGATTCTAAGCTGTCAAGCTTATCAACGTAGATAGGGCTATCGTAGGCCAGACCGCCATCGTGCCTGCACACCTCAGCAAAGGCATAAACGCCTACCGTATTAGCATAGTCAAGGCCGTACCAATACTTTTCAGCGTTGACGGGCATCCTATCAATGTAGGTCACATCCCTAAAGATTAGCCCCTCCCTTGCACAGCGTCGCCCATCGCCGTACACCGTCCACATATATTCATCCACCGTGCCAGCCTCGATGTTGGCCAGGTTCGGCCTGCGCTCCGCTTCGGGCAAATCAAGGTCGGCAATCTCCCAGGGACAATATGACTCTAACTCCCTGACTATAGCAGGAGGGCAATGCTTGTTATTTCTGTAGGTCGTCCTCGTGTAAAAGGTGTTCGGCTGCCCTTCAAAACCAAAAGCCCAGTGGTCGGTGTACTTCGGGTTCCAGTCTCCGACAAACAGCATCTTGCAACGCATCATCAGGCCTGCAATAAACGCCTTTTCGGGCACCTCCAACATCTCGTTGACAAAGACAATATCATAGCTGACCTGCTCGGTGCTATCCTCGAGCCCTCTGAAATAAAACGTGTTACCCCACAACTCGTATTCAGGCGACTGCTTTTCTGCCCTTGCAGCCCCAGGATCGTAAATCTGTATATACTCCCTCAAGCACTTTTTGAAGTCCTGCTCGTACAATTTCTCACGGGCGTCCTTTAACGTGTACCTAAACATACCGATTTGCAAGCCAGCCCCTCGGTTGTGGTCGCACAAGGTAACAAATAAGTGTATAGTGTCTATAGTCTTGCCCGCCCTGGCCGAGCCCTCGTTGAATATCCGCAACACCCTCGACCTGTCCGTCTTTAAGTAGTTGTTGACAAACAAGTCAAGCATATAATAGTAGAGGTCGGAGGGGTCAAATATCATTTTGCGCTGTTTTTGTGTCTTTTTGATAGTGGTTTTTGTCTAACCCCCGTGTTTTGCCACACCTGTTTTGTCATTGTGTCAGCAAAGACGGCTTTTTGCTATCATTTTTTCAATCCAAGGTCAACCACCTTGCCGTCAATGGCCAGGTTGATGGCTGCCGCCTGGTTGATTTTATCGCCGTC